TCAATAACCGTAGGTGTAAAACTAGATATAACAGGTTGTGTTTCAGTTGGTATTGTAGCTGAACCACCTAAAGTCACAGCAACACCATTGATCGTAATTTGTTCATTTGCTAATGCAGAATTAGGAACACTATCATTTGGTAAAGTAAGGGTTTGACCTGCGTTTCCTATTTCAACACTAGTTCCTGACTGTGGTATAATTTTATTAACTTCTAATGTACTCATTATATAATTACTAAATTACCTGTTACTGTTACTGTACCTGATACGGTTACAGGGCCCGCTAAAACTCCTGAGTCCATTGTTTGCTCATCAGAAATAGTTGATGAGTGTGTTGTTATATAAGTTGTGGCTGTCATAGCTGCAGACGGAGCTCTCTTTGCAGGATAAGTACAAAACACAGTTTTAGTTCCTGTTTGAAAATTCACTTTGCTATCCGAGTTTGAAGAGGAGATAACGGTATCTCTAGAAAGTGTATCAGGTGTTGCATCTGTTACAGTTCCAATACCGACTTCAAAATCAGCTGTACCATCGTGAGATATACAATAAAACGTATTATTACCATTACCAATACCAGTAACAAAACTTTCAAAACCAACTTCTGGGTTGGTTGATAGTTGTATTGTTGCCGTACCAGTAGACGTACTTGTCTGTTTAACTCTGTCGTTTAATACAAAAGCCATTTATAAATCCTTAATATTACGCGTCGCCTAATCTTATAATAGCATTTGATGCATCAGCAGTAGGAAACTGAATAATAAAGTCTCCGTTAGTTGCTGTTTTATTTCCACCAAAATCTAAAACTAGAACCAGCTCATTACCACTTCCAGTATCTTTATAAATAGCTGCACCTCTGGCTGTTAAAGTAACAGAAGGAAAAGTCAGATCGTTAAAATCTATAAAAGAAGTTGCAGTAGTCCCATCAACGCCAGCGTTAGTTAATGCTAACCCTCCTGTTGAATAAGATGTTCCTGAAGTTCCAACTTCATTATTTCCTGTACCTGCTAAGTACGTTGTTGATGACGTACTATAACCAGTGATAGCTGTATACAAAGCACACTTAAAAGTATCTCCTCCATTACCCGCAGTGTCAAAATTAAATACGCCTTTTAACAAATTAGATTTGAAAGAATTTGGTACTATATTTGCCATACATTATCTCCTTATTATGGTGATGGTGATTTGATAACATTACGAATAACCCCATCTTGATATTCGTCTCGTCTTCTTCTACCTTCTTGTTCGATAGAATATGAAGCCAAAGCTCGCTTATAAGACGCTTCGTAGTATTGTAACATATCTATTGGACCTTTCAAGTATCCATATGCTTCTACAAGCGCTCCGTATAAAAGTAAGTCTTGATATTTGTTAGATAAGTAAGTTCCGCTACCACTCTTAGTGGCATCTGTAAGGCTGACTGGCTGTTTCATATACGCTAAAGTTATTTCATATGTAGCGTTTGGTGTAGGAGCCACCACCCAAAAATTAGCGTCCCAGTTAGCATAGTATTTTGGAAGACCCTGAGCTGTTCCCGGAGTCTCATAAAAAGATGCCATATAACTTGTGTCTTTTTTCTCTAAAAAAACTTGTACATTTGGAGATACGTTTGTATCTTTTAATTGAACATATCTAATATTTCTAAGATCAGATGGAATAGTTACATATCTATTACCTGAAGTAAGATTCGATGTAGCATAGTGTCTATTATCATCAGAGTCTACTTCTCTATAAATTCTATTTTCTGCATTTTGTATAAATCTATTTACAACAGCAGTTGTTAAAACTGTGCTATCAACTTCTGTGTAGTTTCTAATATCGTCTGTTATGTTTGTTAAAGTGTATGCCATACTACGGTGTTAGAGTTACAGGCCCTGCTGTAACCGTCATTCCTCCTGCTTGCTCTGTTATATTAGGAGTTGATCCTAATGTAAATGTATAGTTGTCTGTAGTAGTAACAGTTATTGAAAAACCTGCGTCTGCGTTATATGCAGAGTCTGCTACTCCTCCCGGAGATCCCTCTACATTTCTAAATCTAACTGTATCATTAGTTGATCTACCATGATTTACTTCTGTAACAGTTATAGTTGTAGATCCACTAGTTATTGAAAAAGGATTAGGTCCTAGTAATCTTGCAACAGCTGGCTCAACTCTATCAGGTCTTGCATTACGTAAACCTTGTGGTTCTGCCATAAATCTTTTTGGTTCTAGTTGTGGGTGTTTCTTTTCAAACTCTGATATATGTACTCTTGATCCATTCCACTCTATAACCATTTCGCTATATGGAAACTCTAGACCAGATCTATCTGAAATAAATTTTGCGTGTTTACCAATTGCCATTAACTAGTCTCCGAAAAATAAGAGTTAGGTGTGATAAACGTACTTGATGAAGAACCATCTTCTCTCAAAGCTCTATTTAATTCATCTTCATAGTATAATTTAAATTCTTGAGTTCTTCTTGGTGCATACTTTTGAGAAAGATAAAAACTTAATCCTGATACCATACAAGGTACAAATCTATATGGAACATCAGTTGCATTAGTGTATGCTCCTGCATCTTGTATTCTTCTTACGTAATAATAATTAATTTTATTTCCTGCTTCTGTAGCACCAGGTGTTAAATATAAAGTTATTGTAACTCTATCTATAAATCTTTGTACAAAATATTGTGAGGGCTGTCCTTTAGATGCTTTATTAGATAACGCTTGATATTGTGATCTATTAATTTTTGTTAAAGGAACATCTATATTGTTTGCATCTCTGTAACTAGCTTCTAATACATCGTCTACGCCATAAACTGCTGTTGCACTAGACGTACCATCTCCAGGTGCTCTGAACATTGTATAAACAGAAGTACCATCAACTAAAGTTATGTTATTGTTTTGAACTTCCCAGTAGTGTAAACCACGGTTTGCCCACTCTTGAAACATTATATCTAATGTTCTTCTTGAAGTTTTAAGCTGATACCCAGTTACATTTTGGATACCCATTCTTTGAAATGCTTCTTCTATGATCTCATCAATAGAAAAGTCTTTCTCAAAAACGTATGTTCCAGAGGTAGTATTAGCCATTTAACCTCCTATTTATCTATAATAACTGTTACCGTAGCAGCGCTAAGAGCAGAAACAGTCATTCCACCTTCAAATACAATTCCATCTTCTGCAAGATTGTATGCAAATACATCACCTGCCGGAACATCTACTTGAAACTGAGTTACTGAATTTCCATCTTGTAAAGTAACTGAACCTGCAGAACCTGTTGAAGCTAATATGATTCCTCTTAATCTAGTTCTTCCTGCAAATACAGAACCTGTTGAATTTTTTCTAACTGCTTTTACATCACTTTTCATTATCCAGTGTATCCTATTGTTACGGAGTCTGTACTAGTTAAATCTAAATAGACTCCTGTTTTAAATCTTATACCAGAACCTGGGATCATTATATCTAATCCTTCTGAACTAAACTTAGCTTGAAACTCTAGAGGACCACCTGTTCCGGTTCCATCATGTAGTTTTACTAAACAGTTTGTTCCACTATGTGCTTGTATGTAAGTTACTCGACATGGTCCTAAGTTTGTACTTCCACCAGTGATAGTTTTAAAATTACCATCTGCTGTTAATGTAGTAAACTTTTGATCACTTACAAACGATCCACCGCCTGCCATATTATTCTCCTTAAATTTATGTGGGGCCGGAGCCCCACATTAAATTAATTAATTACTCTCTGAACCGTCGTCAGCTATTGTGTATGTAAATACACCAACAGTAGTTCCACCGGTTGCAGCAGAAGAACCTTGGTTTGCAGTTACTTGAACTGGACCAGAAATACCTGCTCCAACAACTAATGCACCAGCAGCATTTGCTAAAGATCCTTTAGTGTCTGCATCGACTTCATTGAAAAAACCATCTGGGTCAGCAGATGTTCCAATATCAACAGTTGGGTTAGTACCACCTGTTGCTCCACCTAGTGATAAAAATGAAATCGGTACTGCCTTGTCAGGTAATATAAAGTTCTCTCCTGTTGTGTGAGATGTTCCAACTTTTACATTAGCTGCACCTGCGCCGACTGGGTTAAATGCAACAACTACAGAAATAGCTACTACTCCTGGAGTTGACTCTCCTTTTCTAGCACCGCCGTTTGTTCTAACGATACCTTGAAACGTTGATCTTGCCATGATTATATCCTCCTAAATTACGAATACTGTCTTTAGGCCATCGACTATACTCGTCAGTATCCTTTATTAATTGTATAGTGATTATTTTATATATTAGATTTGAATAGAGCGCAAGAGGGCCTGTAATGTGGATTGGATTTTTCCAACGATGTAGCTTTTTACTAAGTAGCTACTGAAACTTGTGGTGCAGTGCCTTCTATCTTATTCTGCATATGCTCTTTTTGAGCTTCTGCCATTTTAATATGGCTAATTACTTCTCTGACTTTTCTGTCAATCTTAACCATATTGAGAGTATATCTACCCTCTTTAAGATGCTCCTGCTCCCATTCGAGATCCAGACCCCTTTTCTTCGTGTAAAGGTCCTGTAGATGTTGCATCATGTTCTCCATCGATAACCTCCTCATAGGTTATTCGCTTTATCTTGGGATCATTCATTTCTCCAAGATACTCCCATTTTATATCCTTTTTTCCTAGTTTGTCAACTATTGCATTTTCTATGTCAATGGGTGTTTCGATGCATGTTATAGTGAAATCAGCGTGCATTTGATATGCAAAAATCTGGACTCTGAATTTTTTAGGGTGCATTTTTCCTTTCTATTCTTCAAATGAGGCGGGATTGTGTCCCGCCTCAAAATTATTGATTACGCTCCTGGTGAACCAAAAATACCTCTAGGGTCTGATACGCCAAATACGTATCTTTCTCTAGCTTTGTATCTTACATTACCAGTATCAAAATCACCTTCCATTTTTGTAGTCAATGGAGCTCTTTCAAGATGTTTCATTCCGTTAGGAACATCAGTGATCAAGAAGAAAGCATCTGGATCAGTTAAGAAGTGGTTGATTGAGTAACCACCTGAAACCATTCCCATGCTCGCTAATGCATTGATGTCATTGTCAGAAGTTCCAACTCTTTGCTGAGATTTCATTAATCTCTCTGCTGTGAATTGTAACGCTGATGGAATAATCATCTTTGTTGCTCTCGCAGCAATTTTTAAACCTCTTTCATCAGTTAAACCTGCAATGTCAATCATTGCCTGCTCTAATGAAGTTTCGTTTAAATCAGCTGGAGTTGCTAGCTCATTTGAAAACGTACCTGAAACAGTTGGGTGATCAGTAGCAAATAATTCTTTGCCGTCACCTGCTTTGAAAGTTCCAAATCCATTGTTCAATGGAGAAGCAGCTTTGATTTGTTTTGTTTGAGCCATAGATCTTGCCAATGCTTTTGTATATCTAGAAGCAAGTCTGTCGTATAAGTTGTCCTCAATAGCTTCCTCAGTGATAGCAAACCCTAGAGAGATTGTCTCGTGAGTGTATCTTGCTGTGAAAGTTTCTTGAGCTCTATCAAACTCTACTCCAGAACCTTCTGGTTTTACTTTAGCTTGACCAAATCCTGATAACATTACTTCCTCTTCAAAAGCTCTGTCAGATGACTCAGTTGTGTATATTTCTGCATGCTCTTGGTCATACGATTTATACTCCAGGCCGAACAAGGCGTTCAAACCTGGCTCTAGTTCTTTAACTAGTTGATTACGTGATATCGCCATAGTTTATTACTCCTTATTAGATACCATCCACGTTGTTTCCTAAGATATGCTCATTGATCTGAACTCTAAGAGCAAAGCCCTCAGCGCTAGTATCAGAATGATCAGGATCTCTAGAAACCCCTAGGATTTTTAATTGAGCTTTAGAGTTAGCCGTTGTTGCTGAGATTTTTGATCTCGAAACAAATAACGGAGTTACTCCATCAGCTTTGACCTGGTCTGCACAATGTCCTACTTCGTTCTGGTTGAACGCAGTATCTGCAGACATTACCTCAAACATTTGTTGAGGATTGTCGTTAACGAATGCAACTATGTCAGTAGCAGTGTTACTTGCTTTTGAGAAGTTTGCAAACGTCGGTTTGTTAGTGTCAGCATCAGTAAAAAATATACCGTTTAATACTCCAAGGTTATTAACCGTAGAGTTAGATGACTCAAGAACAACTCCGTCAGCTGTTAATTGCACCATTGCTCCGTGCGAAATTAAAGCAGAAGAAGCTGCGATCTTGTATTCACTTAAACCAGCATCATTACTTGACTGACCTATCATTTTAATGGGTCTGAATCCAAACCCAGTTGTTGACGCGTTAGCCATAGTCATTTCTCCTTATGTACCTGCCCCGAAGGGCCTCCAGTACGGTTTAATTTATTCGCTGGTTTGAATTGTTAAAGAATTCTTAACGTTTCTTGCCACCGAAGGTTACACGAGTATCCCTATCTACT